TTGACCGCAGGTCCATGACCTGTTGCCAATATGACGATTCCTGGAGCGCCCCGTCGATCGTCTGGAGCTCGGCGATCAGGGCGTTGCGCCGCGTCGTGAGGGCCTCGGCCCGCTTCCGGAGCTCCGTCATCCGCAGGAGCCCGCCGTTCGGCTCCGTCTCGTACCCGTAGCGCCAGCGCTGCTTCAGGAGCGCGCACTGCTCCGGGAGCCGGACCGTGACGCCGCGCGCGTGCGCGATGCCTAGCAGGTACTCGACGCACGACTTCTGCCAGTCGTACTCGGTCCCCACGATGAGGTCGATCCCGAAAATCCCGAGCTCTCGCACCCCGTAGCGGCCCGCCAGCCAACGGCGAAGCGCCGCGGGGTCCAGGAGGATCCGACGAGCCGCGTCCGTATCGACCCCACCGCGCCCGTTATGCGGGAAGGTGTCGTCGACGACTCCCAGCACAACACGCCCTTCCGCCCCCGGTTCCGGGATCGGGGTCCCGGGCTCGCCCGCCGCGCGGCGCCCCAACTCCTCGACCTCGGCGTCGACCTGCCGGTCGAACTCGTAGATCGCGGCCGCCACCATGAAGGCGACCGTGGAGGTGAAGTAGTCGACCCCCGCCACGCGCTCGATCACGCGCGCGAGCGGGTAACAGACGCTGGTCGGGACCGAGGGCTCGTGCCCCGACATGTAGACCGGGATGCCGCACTGCTGGAGCCACGCCGGGTGGTCGGTCCCGGGGACGTTGTCCTCGCGCCAGTTCGCGTGGATGTCGAACCATCGCGTGGCGCGCGGGATGTGGCGGTAGAGCTGGTTGAGGCCCCAGACCTCCCACTCGGGGTCGTCGAACGGGGCGAGGTTCCGCGAACTCGCGGCGAACCCGCAGACCGCGATCTTCTTGCGTGCTGGATCCGGGGCCTTGACGACCCCGTTCGGGCCGTCGACGACCGAGACCCTGTACCCGGTCTCGGCGGGATGGTTCGGGTCTACGCCAGTCGCACCTGGCGCCTGCTCTGCGAAGGTCTTGTGGGAAGACATACGGTCGGAGCCTCCTCGATGTCTCCTGGGTTCACTGCCCGCGCCGGTCCTTCTTGGCCGGCGCACGCGCCACCATCTTGTGGGCGGGTGGCCCCTCGACGAGGGGCGGCATCTTCGCCACCCCGCGCTCGACGAGTGCCCGCGCCATCCAGTCCTCGAACGACGCCGTCTCGCCCGGGTGCCAGAGGGCCCCGGACTGCGGGTCCGTCAGGCGCCGCAGGAGGACGACCTCCGTCACGCCGCCCTCGGGCCTGGCGGCTTCGATATGCCGACGAGCGGGCCCCCTCTCGGGAACCCGCTCGCCCTCACTGAGTCGGACATGCTACGTCGCGCAGCCGGTCGTGACCAGGATGCGCTTGCTCGGCAGGCCGGGCTGCGCCTCGCCGGGCTCGCCGAAGATCGCGGCCGCCGACATGTGGAAGCCGCCGCCAGCGCACCCCGTGGTCTCGAACTGCGTGCGGATCGCGACCTTGATGAACCGCTTGGCACCCGTGAGGTCGAAGACCGGCCCGGGGCCCGCGTACAGGACGATGCCCGTCGAGCTGGTGCCCGCGACCGCGCTCTGGCCCGAGGCCGTCGAGGTCGTGGTGCTGGTCAGGCCCCCGAGCCCGATCTCGGTCGTGAGACCCACATCTTGCTGGATGACCGAGTGCATGGTGTTGGCCGTGCTGGTGGCGGTGGTCTGGCGCCACAGCCCCTGACCGACCAGCCAATCGCCGGTCGAGTAGGCGGCGAACGTCCCGCCCGACGCGCTGGCGTGCATGATGCCCGCGCTCAGGGTGCCGACCAGGATGTCGCCCGCGCCCGCGCCCGTGCTGCCGTGGTGCCCGTAGATGACGGGCGCTACCAACAGGGAGTTGAACTGCTTCGGCAGCCCCAGGCGGTCGATCACGAAGCCAGGGAAGAACTCCGAGCTCCCGATCGCGCTGGTGGCGCCGTCCGTGTAGCACGTGAAGCCCGTCACCGTGCAGCTGTTGAACCTGACGTTGTGCGCCAGGGCCGGCACGACCATGAGCTGGCTGACGTCTCGAGTGATCATCTGCTCCCCCTCCGCTCCGTGTTCGTGCCCGGGGCGTCCCCGCCCCGGGCGTTTCGCTCGCTCATCTCAGCTCAGGTCTCTTACACGCTGCCCGGCTGCCACGCGACCTGCGTCAGGACCGCGACCGCCTTGTCGTGCCGCAGCCCGAGGTCGTGCTCCGCGATCGCCCGCACGACCGTCTGGTCCTGCGAGTACGCGGCGATGACGCTCGAGCCGTCGTGGTAGGCCGCCTCCTGCGAGGCGTCCACGATCAGGTTCATGGCCTCCCCGATCACCACCTGGGCGAAGTCCACCAGGTAGATCTCCGACTTGTTGCTGCTGGTCCCGACGTTGACCGGGACGCCGGTCGTCGCGGCGAACGGGAAGCCGAAGAACCGGCCCGTCGCCATCTCGTCGCGGAAGACCGAGAAGCCGTTGGTGTTCTGGAGCGTCCGGAGGTACATCTCGGTGCGCGGCGCCCAGACCCAGCCGGGCGCGATCATCGGGATGTTGGCCTCCAGGAGCTTGAGGATCAGGTTCCCGATGTCCGAGAACGTGTTCGCCACCGACGCGGTGCCGTTCGCCGACAAGATGTTGTCGGCGTGCGCCCAGTACCGGAGGCCGCGCGGCGTCGACTGTGTGCCGTCGTCCCGGATGAAGGCCGCGTCCTCGCGGACCCGCATGGCGTTCACGACGTCGTCCCGCACCATCGCGTCGGCGCCGGGGCTCGAGTACCGGAGCAGGTCGTTCGACATCGGGACCAGCGTGACCAGCTTCTTGAACGTCAGCGTGAGCTGGCCCGTGCTGGGCTCGCTCTTCGTGGCGTTCGTGTTCTCCCCGACGTAGTAGGCCGTCGCCCCGCCGCTCAGCTTCGGGATCTTGAGCGTGCCGGTCGGGAGCGGGATCGTCCGGGCGTTCAGCCGCCGGATGACGGCGCGCGCCCGCAGGAACTCGATGACCTCCTGGCTGAACTGCGTCGGCACCAGGAAACCACCCGCCGTGGCGTCACCCGCCGCGAGCGCCTTCTCGCGGGCCTCGCTCCACTTCTCGGCGAGGTCGGGGCGGCCCCACATCTTGAGGATCCCGATCGCGCCGTCCACGCCCGCGCCCCGCATCTTGGAGGCCGCGGTGGCGCGCACGCAGGTCGCGAAGTCCAGGCCCTTCTCCTCGAACGGCCGCTCGCGCGCCGGCTCCCGCTGCCCGGCCCCCGCGAGGCGGCTCACGAGGTCGGTCTGCTGCGCGCGGATCGGGTCCACCTGCGCCTTGACCGCCGCCTCGACGGTCTCCGCGACGATCGGGCCGCAGATGTCCTTGATGGTCGCGACCAGTAGGTCCTTCTGCTCCTTGGTCATGTTCGGGCTCCTCCGCCTTCTCTCTTTGGTCTCTCTAGTCCAGCCTGCCGCGCGCCCTGCTGATCGCCCCGCCGACCGCCCGCTCGACGAGCGCCGGAAGCGCCTCCCGGAGCGCCTGCGCGATCTCCTCGGTCGTCAGCTCGGCGTCCGCCGCGCCGCCCACCAGCAGCGCCTCGAGATCGAACTCCCGCTCGGCGTCGCTCAGCAGCCAGTCCAGCTCCACCTCGCCAATCGCCCCGACCTTCGCGGTCCTGGGCGCAGGCCACAGCGCCGCCAGCTCCTCGGGCGCGTAGGCGCGCATCTCGGGCGGCTCCCTGTCGAACTCCCGGTAGTGAGCCGCGAGGTGCCGGTAGACCCGCGGGCGGTCCTCCTCCGGGATCTCGACCCCGCCGCGCGCCCCCATCAGGGCGCCCATCGCGGCGCGGCACGCCGACCACACGACGTCCCCGTCGCCGGCGCGGTGGTGCGGGAGCTTCAGGTCGCCGAACAACTCGGGCGGCATCGTCCGGCTCCACGCGAAGTGCCGCGCGACCCGGCGGCGGTCCGCCTCGTCGAGGTTCTCCCACTGCTTGCGGGTGAAGTCCTCAAGCGTCGGGGCGCTCCAGGCCGCGCCCTCCTCCGCCACCCCGTAGTCGGCGGGGCTCGGGGGCGAGACGCCCTTCTGGGCGCCCGGCTCCGCGGCGGCCGGGATCTGGATGACCTCGCCGACCAGGGCCGCCGAGACCGCCATCAGGCGGTGCGCGTGCCCGTCGCTCGGCTCGGTCTCGCCGCGCGAGAGGCTCGCCTCGGTGATCCGGTGCCCGTGGTCCGCGACGTCGAATGCGCGGCCCCCGTCGAACGTCGTGACGCCCGCCGAGGTCGTGTAGACCCACAGCGCGTAGTCGTGGACGTGCTCGGGCGAGGTCGTGCCCTTCGCGGGCTGCGTGTGGGCAACCGTCTCGTACCCGGCGTACCCCTTCGGGACCGCGCCCTTCTGGGTGCCTCGGGCCCGCTTCTGCATCGGGCACCCGCTGTGCGTGCAATCCGCGACTTCACCGTCGGTCCCGCGCATCGGGCACCCGCCCTCGTCGCAGTCCTCGGGGTCGTGCTCGGGCTGCTTGGCCTTGGCGGTGGCCTCGGCCGGCGGGTCCGCGGGAGGGGCGGCCGTCTCGGCACTCTGCCCGCTCGCCGGGTCGCCGGCCGGCGCCGGCGCGGAGTAGAAGACGTTCGTCGGGCGGCCTGCGGCGTCCAGGACGGCCCGGACGTACCGGACCGCCGAAACGTCGAGGAGCGCGGGCTCGGGCGCCGCGAAGCGCTCCAGAGCCTTGGCGGCCCACTCGCGCAGGGGCTCGACGTCGAGGCCCGCGGCCCGCGCCTCGACCAGGCACTCGGCGTTCGCGGGGACCGGGACGATCGAGTACTCGAGCAGCTCCTGCGTCAGGTAGTCGACCCCCTTGCGCTCCTCGTTGTAGTTCCAGGTGAGGGGCCGGAACCCCACGGACGTGGCGCGGAGAGCCCCCAGCTTCAGGAGGGCCGCGATCGTGCCGGCGAGCGGGTAGGCGGCGGGGTCCACGAGCTCGGCCACGCTGACCAGCGCGTTCTCGACCCGCTCCATGGTGCGCGCCACCCCGATGGGAGGCATCGTGTAGTCGTGTGCCCATAGCACCGTTGGGTTCCGCATGAAGCCTTCGAGCTGCCAGCCGTCGGGCGCGATGACGTCGCGCTCGCGGTCGGGGTTGCCGGTCGTGATGGTGAACCGCCAGCGGCGGTCCCCGTCCGCGGCCTTGACCTCGGTCTCGAACGCCTTGACCAGCAGGGCGCCTGGCTCCAGCGCCTGGCCCGCGGAACGCACGTGCTCGGACGTGACAATCTGCCTCATCGACTCCTACGATACGGCAGATCGGTACGAGAGAAAAATGGAAGGAGGAAGGGGGTGGAGCCCGAGAGGGTGGCTCAAGGAGGGAACGGATTTCACCCGTTTTTCGGGCTCACCCCCTCAGGTGTTAGCCGTTAGGCTGACGAGCGCGGCTTAGTCGTCGGCCGGATTTCAAACACTCTCCGGGCTCGCGCTCGTCGGACTAACTCTACAAGATCACATACTTTGCTCTCCCTCTACGGCGGCTAACTGGGCCAGCGGATTTCAGCGTGCAGACGGGCTCGCCGTAGTCCGAATTCCTTGGGTGGTGGCTAAATGGAACCGCGGATTTCACGCGGCGCACGGGCTCACCACCCCCACAAAGACTCAGCGCGGCGGCTCATGGGTCTTCCGGATTTCAATCGGGCTCCGGGCTCGCCACGCCCCCGAGACATCCTAGTCGAGCGCCTCCGGGACCCCCTGGAGGAGGCGCTTCCGCTCCGCGAGCGAGAACGCCTTGCCGAACGTCCGGCGATCCCCCAGCCGATCGGCCGTCTCGTGAAGGAGGCGCCCCCACCACTTCTTCCGGGACGCCATCGCCTCGGCCTGCTGTCCGTACCCCTCCTGGACGGCTTGCAGGTGCCGCGCCTGCATGTCGTTGATCTTCATGAACCCATACCCCGGCACACGGAGCCCGATGTTCCCGGGATCGCGGGAGAGGCTCTCGACGGCGGCGTTAGCCCGCGAGGCGGCGGGCCGCTGCTTCTCGGTGGAGTCCGGCGACTTCAGGGGATAAAGCACCGAGTTCCGGTAGGTTCGGTGCATGTCCAGGTAGAACTGCCGGAGAGCCTCGGCCCCCAGAACCTCCACCAGCAGGACGCGGGCCCGCGCCGAGTCCACGAAGCGGAAGTACAGCACCACCTGGCCGCCCTGCTCGAGCACCTCCTCCGCGATCTCGCATGCCGCGTCGACCTTCGCGAGGCTCCCGGCGTGCATGACGTGCGTCAGGAGTACCAGCGCGTCGGCCGCCGAGATCTCGCCCGCCGCCAGCCGGCGCCGGTACTCGACCTGCATCTCGCCCAGCGCCCTGGAGTACAGCGCTTGGGCGTCGGGCGCGAGCTCCGCCGTCCGCAGCACGCGGGTCTTGGCCGGCAGGTCCAGGCATTCGTCCTTCGTGCGCCGCAGGAGGGAGTCCGCGATCTTCGCATGGAGCTCCTCGAGGTGCGCCGCCCCGGTGGCGTCCCACGGGCTCCAGCGCGTCGGGCCGGCCGCGCAGTACCGGACCTCGTACGCGCGCCGGTCTCGCGCGATCTCGTGCCGGACCGCCACGAGCAGCGGATAGAGGTTCGCGGGGCGCCCGTTCTTGATCGGCGTGCCGGTCAGCGGGAAGACGGCCTCTGCGGCCTCGGCGAGCGCCAGGAACCTCTTCGTACGCTGGGCCTTGAAGTTCTGCGCGTAGTGGGCCTCGTCCGCGATCAGAGTGTAGCGGCATTCCGGCGGGGTCGGCACCTTCGCCCAGCTCCAGTACTCGATCTGGGCGCCCACCGCTTCGGCCTCGCGCAACCAGTTCACCCGCAAGCCGGCGGGCCCAACCACCACGATGCGGTGCCCGAACGCCAGGGCTGCGGCGAGGGCCTCGCGCGTCTTGCCGAGCCCCATGTCGTCCGCCACGATCGCCCGGCGGCGCTCGACCAGCCAGCGGGCCCCGGCGTCCTGGTGCGCGTAGAGCGAGGCCGTGAGCCGCACCCGCTCGTAGGCCGCGAGGTCGACATCTCGCGTTCCGCTGCGAGATCGTCCGAGAGCCGAGCGCCCGGGAAGGCCTCGAGCACCTGCTCGAGGGCTGCCACCGGCGTGGTCCACGCCTTGGCGGCAGGGTCCCAGCGGCGCCCCGGCAGC